CTGGAGCTGTTCCGTCGCTCTGGGGTTCCGTTCGAGGTACATAACAGCCACACCACGGCGGACGCGCCACAAACGGTATATCATATCCGCAAAGTGTTTCGAGATCTGGAATTACAAGGAATCAAGTGCGAGATTGAGATGCCGGTGTACAAGGGTGAGCGGACAAGTATGTGGAAATTGATTCCATTAAAATTAATGCCACCGACACGCCTTGTGCGTTACTGCTGCTCGATCCTAAAAGAAACAGGATGTAAAAACCGGTATATTTCAACAGGAGTTAGGTGGGCGGAAAGTTCAAGCAGGAAAACACGTGGAGAATTTGAGAAGATTGGAGATAAAAAAATTGAGAAGTTATGTTGATGAATGATAATGACGCTCGAAGACGGATGACTGAGCTATGCATTATGAAACATAAAATGGTTGTCAATCCGATTATCGACTGGACTGATTCGGATATATGGAATTATCTCTTATCTGAGCATATACAATACAATCAACTATACGATTTAGGGTATGAACGTGTTGGGTGCATTGGATGCCCGATGGCTGGTAAGAAAAGATGGCGAGAATTTGCCGATTTCCCGCAATATAAAAAGATGTACATTCATGCATTTGAACGCATGTTGCAAGAACGAAAACGCCGCGTAAAGAAAAGCAAGTGGAAAACAGGAGAAGAAGTTTTCCTTTGGTGGATGGGGGACGACAACATACCGGGGCAGATGAGTATTGATGATTATTTAGGAGGAGAACAATGACAACAGAACAGAAAATACAGCATATAGCTGACAATTACGGATATGAACCGCAGAGCAGACAGCTTATTGAAGAAATGGCAGAGCTGACGGTTGCGCTCAATAAGGTATGGAGATCAAGACATGATTATGTTGAAACTCCAAATACGGACTATGTTGACTATGAAAACATTTTAGAAGAAATGGTGGATGTGCTCATAATGATATGGCAGATTAAATATCTTCTCGGAATCGGAGAAGGAGAGCTGTCACATATCATGGAGCAGAAACTGGACAGGCAGATTGAGAGAATAAAAAACGAGTAGAAAGGAGCCAGCCTCCTGCAGGGGTAAGGGTATACCGGGCTTCTTGGGAAAATGGAAAGACAGAAAAAGATAAAATGCGAGTTATATAGAGATTCAATGCAGAATTACAAGAAATACGCAATACCGCCAGCACAGTTGATTATAGCGGATGTTCCGTATAATGTCGGAAATAACTTTTACGGAAGCAATCCTATGTGGTACAACGGCGGAGATAACAAGAACGGCGAAAGCAAGTTGGCAGGGAAAGCAGCGTTTAACTCGGACTTCAATTTCAACCTGTATGAATACTTTCACTTTTGTTCAAAGATGATGAAAAAAGAGGATAGAAGTCCGATCACAAGAGGTAGAAGCAGTAATTCACCGTGCATGATTGTGTTTTGCTCATTCGAACAGATACAGACACTTATCAATGCGGCGGCGAAACATGGATTTGTACACTACATACCTCTTGTATTCTGCAAAAACTACAGCCCGCAGGTGTTAAAAGCTAATATGCGAATTGTAGGTGCTACGGAATATGCGCTTGTGTTGTATCGGGATAGACTTCCAAAGTTTCGAAACGGTGTGAAGCTGGACGAGAACGGGAAGACAATACGGGGAACCGGGCATATGGTTTTTAATTGGTTCACCTGGGAGAGAGACGGTAAAGATGTACCGAAAATACATCCGGCGCAGAAGCCTATTAAGGTATTAAAACAGTTAATTGAAATTTTCACGGATCCGGGCGATGTTGTAATAGACCCGTGTGCAGGAAGTGGATCAACACTAAGAGCGGCGCATGAGTTAGGAAGAAGTGCTTTCGGTTTTGAAATTGATCGGACATTTTACAACAGAGCAAAGGATGAAATGCTGAATTTTAAAAGCGATGGTCAAATGAGCATTGTGGATTTCCCAGAGGTAATGCCATGAAAAAGAAAGCTCCAGAGCAGGAACTAAAAGAACTGTGCAAAAAAATCCGCGAAGAGATTGACCACTGGGAGGATATCAACCGGAACGGGTGCAACGATCCGTTCTGGCCAGATGGTTGCAACATGAATCTGACCCGCAACCATATCATATATGCAAAGAGCCAGATCACACAAATCTGCGACGAGTATTGCATACCGATTCCGGAAGAGATGTACCTGCCGACTCCGCCTGAAGTGAGCGATTACTACATGGCGAGCCTGAAGAAGAAACGAAGAGTGAAGTCGATTGGGCATCCAGAGCGGCTTACAACGAAGCGGAATAAGTATGACAGAGGTCAGATGTCTCTGTTTTAGAACAGAACAAACGAAAGGAGAGAATCATGGATAAATTACCAGTATGTTACGGACAAGGCATAGCTCCATACTGCCCGAGATGCGGAAGTGGAGAATATTTACACAATGAGGACGGAAACAAGAACGACTTCTGCGGTCAGTGCGGATGCGCACTCGACTGGTCGCAGATGTATAACGAAGACACGGAACAGATAGAAGAAAAACATAAATGTGGAGAGTGCGCGGAATATTGCTGCAGCGCAAACAAAGAAGCTCGGGGAGTATGTAAAGCCAAGGGAGTACTTGTCAGGAGAGGCAAGCCTGCGTGTAAGAAACATTTCAGAAAGGCGATGCATATATGGGGCGGAAAGGAGAGCGGAGATGGAGAGAGAACTGGATAATGATAAATTAGCATGGAAATCCATAAAAGATGATGGCCTTCCGCCAGTAGGAAGCTGTCTAATTGTGACGATTAAAAATCACGGTTACGGTGGCAGAAGAG